AGGATAATAAGCACAAAAATCTTCTGTGGCTACCGAAACTCCGACCACTTCACCAACCCCTACTACTGAACCTGATCCCATTCTTATATTTAAATTTGGATCTTTAGTTTCTAAATCAATTGCTATTTCACATGCCTGAGTTAAATCAGGAAATTCTTCGGGAGGAAGCCATTCTGTTTGTGGCTTGAATAACGGGGTTTGTATCATGAGTAATCTCTTTCAATAATCATATCAATATAATGTTTTGCTTTCTCTAAATCTTGTACTTCTCCTTTCGCTGCGTGTCTACAGATATATTTAATAGCATTTCCTTCTGCGAACAGCAACTTGTTTCTGTTGATAAACTCGCTGGGTTGAATCTTCATATCTTTATAATGGGATCCACCAATTTGTTTTTTATAAACACTCATAATCTAAATGATTTATAAATATCTTTTGGTTTGATTATATGTAAATGATCCTTGGTCCGTGTTGCACCCACATAGAACAAGCGATTCTCATCGTCAGGAAAACGGTCCATATTTTTTTGAGTATTGTTACTTAAATCTGTAAGAAGAACTACGTTTTCTTTTTCCCCACCCTTAACACCATGAATCGTTGATAATAAAATACGCGGCTCTTTATTAAGTTGTTCACCATTGGCTCTCATCTTTCGAATATATTTAACTTGTTTTTGTGGAGCAGCATCAAAAGCTTCATACCATACTGCTTTTGTTTTTAAGCCGTGATTATTGTAAGCTTCGGTTATATTGTAAGGCTTATCTTTATTAAGATATTGAAGACTTTCTTTTGCATAATTATCAGGAGACATATAAGAAGCCACTCTTTTAATTTGCTCATGACTTAAGTCATTGTTTTTACGCCATTTTTCCCAATCCATAATAGCTTCATGCAAATCTTTTTCGTAATCTTTTTTAAATTTATTTTTGTAATAAAGACCTTTAGAATATAGAACGTTTTCTAATTCATTTAACATGTAACGAGTTCTAGCAAGCACGTACCATTCTCCCTTACTCATATCTACATCTTGAAAGTCATGGTAGTAAGAGAGTAATCCATTTTTATTTTTAGGGGACCATTCTTTATGATGACGCTTAGAAATTCTTTTGACAATTCCCATCGCTATATCATGAACAACTCTAGGAACTCTATGTGATTCTGTTAATCTTAAAAATTTCCCTGTTTGAGCAATGAAACTATCTACATCTGCACCTGCCCATCTAAAAATAGCTTGATCATCATCACCTGCAATGTAGGAATCTTCTGTTTTATTCCAAATTGTTTTTGCCATATCCCATTGCATTATGGATAAGTCTTGAGCTTCATCAATAAAGACTACATCAAATTTTGGTGATGCGTCTGATTTTATAAAATCTAAAACCATGTCATTAAAATCAATTAGTCCATGAGCTTTTTTATAACTTTCTAATTCACCACTTAAATTTTTTAAATCCCTGACGGACACATCATGGGAATGTTCTTTTAAATTATACTGTTGTTCAGGGGTAATTCCTCGAAGTCTAGCGAGTTGAATGATTCTTAAGTAATCACTGTTAGTGGTAAATAATCCTGTTTGTTCATCATCCCATTCATTATAATCCACACGTAAATTAACTTGTTTACCTATATCAGCATAATGCTTACGTTGCATTACATTTTCTTTTTTAATACCTAATCTTCGAAAAGCTAAAGAATGAAGAGTTCTAAAATAAGGAAGATCATCTTCTGTTAAATTGAATTTATCCATCGCACGCTCTCTACCTTCATTTGCAGCTTTTTGAGTAAAAGAAAAATAGCCAATACGATTAGGATCAGTTATTTTTAAATATTTATCTACTTCGTTTAATAAAGTTTCAGTTTTTCCTGTTCCTGGTGGTCCTAATACTATTGTTTTCATTGAATCCATCCCTGTTTTTTACAATATGCGTATTCATCTTCTAGTTCTGATTTTCTCCAATGGGATTTTCCTTTATGATTTCTGCTTGGAGTGTCCCATTTTAAATATTGTGGTAAATAATTACAATTCTCATCTTCAATATGACACACCTGGGTCATGTTATCTGGATCTGGGTTAGGAACGTAACACTTTCCCACCACAACGTGAACCATTTTTGGAACAGGCTCTGGTTGACTTTTATCATAAAGACTTACCATGGGGTATCCATTAAGAGTAGATATGCGTATCGTTGCTATTATAATTCTAGTTCCACGATGTGGAAATTCAGTACAAGTTTGAATAAAAGGCCATATCTTTTTTTTATATTTAGAGCCTTCTTCAGCCACACTATAAAAGGGATGATAGCCGTTGGTAGGATATAGTACATGTTTATTCGGAATTATTTCAGGAAATATAGTTTCCAGTTTTATAGGTCTAAGTACAATGTTATTAACTTTATGTTCTATTTTTGGTTCTTCAAATAGTAATAATTGATCATCATCCTTCATTAAAACACTTCCTTTGGTTTAAACTGTTTAGGACGATATACATTTTCAGGTTTTTCAAATTCGTCGATTGTCATAATTGTTTTATTTTTCTTTCCAATCATTTCTCTTTTAATACTACATCCACATTGATCTCTTAATAACATTTGAGTCTCATCATATTTTTCAGCCCATTTTCTCTTGAGTAAATATTTATGAAAAAATTCTCTAAATATAAAATGATGTTTACCCTCATGAGTCCATACATTTCCAAGAATCATATCTTCTTTAGTTGCTCCCGCTGCGGTACGGTCTGTGCAATATTCTTCAAGATGATCGAGAAGTTGTTCAACTTTAGAAGATCCTTTAGGTGGTTCAATAATTTCTATTCCTGCAAATAATAATTTTACCATATCATTGAAATCTTTTTTACGAAGACTAGGCGGAACTTTGTTTACTTGTTCCATCACAGCTCTTTGAAACAATCGCTGCTCTTGAAGATAGGAGGTATCCTTGAGTCTCACTCTTTCACCGTCTACATTAACGTAATAATAAGGCTCATCCAAATTAATTTTCTGAAGATCACTTAAATCAGGAAATAAGGACTGACCTCTTATGCCATATTTTCGTGTTATACATAATTTTTTATCACAATGATCACACATTGGTTCTTCATTGCATTTAAAACCTAATTCTCTATTTAAATTATATTTTATTTTTTCTTGAATAACTCTGTCTTCTAATGGTGGATCAAAATATTTATAATTGAAAGCATTAATATGTTTAGTCCATTCTTCAGGCCATTTTCTTTTTGCATATTGAATGTATTGATAAAGAACTCTATCTCTGCCATCATTTAATTTAGTTTGAGTTAATGATTCTACACAAGGAGGACCATCACTAAATTCAGATGGTGGTCGTTTAAGTTCTAATTTTTCTAATTCTTCAGGAGTAAGTCTTTTTATTGCTAAAAAAAATTGAGAAATTGTAATAGCTTCTCCTTTAAAGTTAAAGGCGTATCTTGTGGTATTTGTTGAATTAAAATATGGTAAATTTAAAAAATTTCCTGTATCATCATCCGATTTTAATTCCACCTGTTTTGGAAAAACTTCTGCATTGCCAAATCCTAAAAATGCACTAATAGATGTTAGTTTATCTCTCATCAATTTAGCTTCTACTGGAACAGTAGTGAATAAAAAAATATGAGCTCCTCCACTTTTAGATCGACATACAGTTAGAGGTAATTGATTATTATTAATAAGATTGATAAGTTTTTTGTGATTTAGATTATATTTATCAACATCGATACATCCCCATCGACATTGATTATTTTCATCAATGGGTATAATTCCTAGACTTGGTTCAATCCCATTTAAATGATCGTGCCAAAGTTTATCAGTGACAGGTTCTCTTTTAACAAAAGATTTTCCTTTTACTTTTGTTCCATCAGAGCTTTTCTTTTCAACGTAAGTACAGCCATGAGCCCGCTCTAATCCAGAAAATAAATCTATAAAATTCTTCATAATAGTTTTGCGGGGCGGTTTAACTCTCGCGCTGCCGCCCCATTCTTCTTCTTGAAGAAGTTATTAAAACGGTGCTTCGTCCTTAGGTTGCGACTCGCCATGTTTTGCCACAACAGCGCCTTTTGCGACATTGTCAGAAAAACCTTTAGCGATTGCATAAGCCCCTTTATCAGCGATAGGTCCAACCTTGGACACATCCCAACCAAACCATGTACCTTTGTCATTAGACTGTTGTACAGTTTTTAGCTTATAAATGTGGCTATATGTTGGCGGAGTAAATAATCCATTTTTACCCTGCATTTTAATACCCATCATCATTGAATTCCACTTACGACTAATTTTTAATTGAGTCGCTTTCATAGAAATCAACGCTGTTGTAGGAGTTTTACCAAGTAAAACTACAAAATGACTAACCGTATTTTCAAGATAGTTGCCATTGGCTAATCTATCCTTATAATTTTTGTCTCTTGTAGTTTGAGGAATGTCATCTCCTGCGTCATAAATATTGACGGGAGCCCCTTTACTTTCTCCTCTATCTTGCCATTCTATATATTGTCTTTTGTAATAGACTGGCAATACTTCTATCCCCTTTTCGCCATCGTACAATTCATTAGTAACTGAATTGACAATCATACCAGGTTGTGCACCTTCGACATGTTTAGCGTCCCTTTTATTTACTTCAGGGGATAATTGGCCCAAGACTTTTAGAAATGGTAAAGCTAAATCTTCTTGCTTTATATTTGCAATACCTTGGCCTGCATCAGCTTCAAATAGATTCGTCGCTAATGGTCCTGCTTGATCACGTTTCGTGATTTGTGCTTCTTGTTTCATGTTTATTGTTTCCTTTTTATTGTTGTTTTATTTCCAATGAAAACATTGAAAATTTCCGTTGGCATAGGTTTCCCCGCCTCGACACGCTCACGGACTAGCGCTTTCAGAGTCATGGGCTCAACCTTCAACTTTTGTGTCGGTTGAAACCCTTGACCCTTCGCAAGTTCAGCATATGCTGCTGCCTTGTTATCTTCGTTACGTCCAAAAGATACGGTTAATTCATTCTTTATTATATCTCCCAGTCCGTTTTCACGAAGCCAGTTAAACGCCTTCTCTTTGTTAGCTTGAGTAATAGTGGCGCTATAATTTGTTTTAACTTCAACTGATGATCCATCAGCAAGTTTGAGATAAGATAGTCCCATCTCTGTTAACATAGTGGGAATAGCTTCTCCAGAAATCAGTTCTAAATCTTTTTTT